GATGCTCAGGCCGTAGTTATTTTCTTTACGAACGGTGGTATATGGGATGCCTTTTTCACGCAGGTCGCTGCGCAGGCTATCGATATTTTGTTCCTGGAGTTTGCCAAGCGCGNNNTCNATNTGAAAATCAAAGCGGTCGAGCGCGTCCTGACCACGATAGCTACGCACTGCATTAAGTGCCGTTTGCAGAAAAAACTGGTTACTGACGCCAGGAATTTCCACCGGATACTGAAAGGCCATAAAGATGCCTTCGCCTGCACGATCTTCCGGCGACAACTCAAGCAAATCTTTACCTTTAAACTCAATCGTGCCGCCCGTTACCTCATAATCTTCGCGCCCGGCAAGTGTTGCCGATAAGGTACTTTTCCCCGAACCGTTTGGCCCCATAATGGCGTGAACTTCGCCGGGACGAACGTCGAGGCTTAATCCGCGCAGAATAGCTTTATCTTCCACGCTGACGTGTAAATCTTTAATACTTAACATGTTTATTCCTTATCCAACGCTATGTTCAAGACTGATGGCGAGAAGTTTTTGTGCTTCAACGGCAAATTCCAGCGGCAATTCCGAGAAAACATCTTTGCAGAAACCGTTAACAATCATTGAGATGGCGTCTTCTTCGCTGATCCCGCGTTGCAGGCAGTAAAACAGTTGATCCNCCNNNAGGCGGGACAGAGCCAGTTCGCGCTCGCTGTTATTCAGTGCAGTCTGCTGTTTATCATCCAGGGTTGCCTGTGGTAGCCGTAACGGTACATTCACCAGCCCCTGTCGCTGCTGAAGTAATTCATTACCGAGCCCGAGAAGGCGATTAAACTCGGTATGCTGCCCATTCATGATCAACAGGGACTGATACGCTTTGTTTTGTTCCGCGGCCTGTTGACGGATCAACGCCACCCGTCGCTCCTCCAGCCCGGCAAGCACATCCTGAATGGATTGCGCTTTGCCCTGCATTTGTGTGAGACGGGACTGTTCAACTGCCAGTTGATTTGTTGCTTCTGCAAGCCCTTCTGTGACAGTTTTTACCGACGTCATGTGGTTAATCATAAAACCGTTATCGGTTGTCCAGCCCGGGTTTGCCAGCACATACTGATAGCCAGCAATTTTTTCCTGTAAGGATTTAATCTTACTTTTCTGCTCGTCAATTAACCTGTTTTGCTCATCAAGTGCCTGCCGCGTCTTTTCCTCATTATCTGACGCTTCAGGAAGCGACATTGCCGACGTTTTCTGGCGAATTTCGTCGATTGTTGCGGCATACTGGCGTGCAGATTCTCTGGCCTGCTCCTGATTCTGATACATCGTGTACCAGGCCGTCGCCCCCAGCATGACGAGTCCCGGCACACCACCAACCAACCCCAGCGCACCACTTAACAGACGACTCCCCACTGACGTGACAGTATTCAGCGTTGTCTGTGCCGCTGTTCTGGCCGCAATATTACGGGTAAGTGACGCCTGGGCAGCTGTCAGCTTCGCTTCTGCTGCGGCCTGCCTTTCGGTACCGCGAGCAGCAACAACCGCCTGTTGCGCACGATAAACCGCCGCACGCGCCCTGGCGGTTGCTATCTGTGTCCCCCGAAGTTGCGCTTCAGCAAGAGCCACTTCGTTTCTGGCTGCAGTAATTAATCCGGCAGTTGCAGATCCAGCAGACGACGCCATATTGCCAAAATATCGGGCTACCCCGACGGCAACCAGTGCGCCAGCTGCAGCAGCCACGGTATCAATATTGTCTGCAACACCATTCAGCACACCGGAGAGTGTCTTTGTCACTCCGCTTGCCTCGTTCGCACCACCAACCCAGGCCATAAAGGCGTTTTCAACTTTGGTTGCAGAGGATGAAACAGTATCAGGCATTGCTGCATATTCATCACGCAACGCCCCAAGCTGACTAATCAGTGCAGGAACAACCTTATCGGCGGTCAGTTTTCCGTTATCCGCCATGGCCTTCAGATCCTTACGGGCAACCCCCATTCCCGCAGCCAGCGCACGAATAACACGATCGCCGTTCTCATTCACCGAGTTAAACTCTTCACCGCGCAGCACTCCCTGCGCCAGTGCCTGACTGAACTGCATGATCACCGAACTGGCTTCTGCTGTACTGGCACCGGATAATTTCAGGCCCGTGGAGATCGCCTCGGTGACTTTCAGTACCTCCTCAGAACTGTAACCATACTCCCGCATGGAAGATGCAGAACGGGCAAAAAGGCTGGCGTTATCAGAAAACGCCGTCCCCGTTCTCTGGCTGATCGCCATTAATTCACGCTGTGATGCCTGAAAATCATCACTGGACTGTGAGGCCTGCTTCAGACGGGCATTTACTGAATTCCACTCATCGGCGAGAGAAATAAGATGACCGGTAGCAAAAGCCCCGGCAAATGCCCCCGCCATATTCAGTGCCGAAGATTTAGCTGTATTTATCTGATCCGTCACTTCTGCCAGTGCACGCCGCATTTCACGGGAGGCAGCAGCAGACTGTTGGCCTCCGTTCTGCATGGTGCGGTAGTAATCCTGCCCCATACGCGAAGCCCGGGAGATCTCTGACTGGAATGACCGGGAGTTTGCCGAGATTTTAATAATCAGTTCACGTAATGTCGCCACACTCATTCTCCGGACGAAAAAAAACCGCCGAAGCGGTTATGTTGACTCACTGAGACACTATTAAAAGCGCATTTTCCAGTCCGGCAAATGGATCTGAAGCGCCTTCTGTCTGCTCCTTCTCCCACTGAAGAAGCGCATCATTCAGTGACACTTTGACCCCCTGCGCACCGTAAACAGCTGAAACAATCTGGGCAGCCCGGAAATCAGCCCGTTCGTCCCCCAGCGGGCTGAACCTGTCAAATTCTGCCCACATCATGATTTCTGATGCGGACATTTCCCGGCGTAACTCTGACAATGTGCGCCCCATCCTGAGCGCCAGCATCATCAGAAAACGCATCCCCGGAAGCGCTACTTTTTTTTAACCTCGCCGGCATCACTGATCAATTCCAGAGACTGCCGAAGAAGCCGCGCATGCACCGGGCCATACACGGCAATCACCTGTTCACGATCATCCTCTGAAAATACGGGTTGCAGTCCGGTATCACACAGAACATCAATGAACAGTTCAACATCTGCCTCCAGATTTCGGCGGGCGCGCTCCGCAACGGATAACGGTGTCTCATCATCTTTTGCTTTAACGATCTCCTGCCAGCGCAACCAGGCTTCTGCAGAAGGTTCCCGTAACACAACCGTTGCTCCCTCCCATTCAGGCACATCAACGGTTTTATGGCGAAACCCCGACATCGTTGCCAGTGCCAGATTACGGATATTTTTAGTCATCACATCCATCCTCATTAACTGACGGTTACAGTGCAGGAAGTGGAGGTCACTTTGTTAACCGGGCTCGCTGAATCAGAAATCTCGCAGGTATACGCACCGGCATCACCGGATGCTGCTGATGCCTTACTGAACGTTGCCGCCGTCTGTCCGGAAACAGGAGAACCACCTTTTTTCCAGGCATAAGAATAAGGCGGCACACCACCCACAGCCTCAACCGCCATTTCAAGTTTCGCTCCGGAAGCAACCCGCAGCGTGCTTTTTAAATCGACCCTCACTTTCAGCGGCTCTGTCGTCAGCACAGGCTTACCTTTCAGGCGCAGAGAAAACGTTGCAGCCACAACACCATTGGTTCCTGCAGACCAGGTATGCTGACGCACCTCTGCCATAAAGGTAAATCCGTTGCCTGACGGAAAAATAACTTTAAAGCCATACGTGGTGTCATTGTCATAGGCACTGCGCAACGCGTTCTGGGCAGCATTCAGATAAAAGTTGCCTGACATGGAAATCTCTGAAGCAGCCCCAAGACCGTTAATATTTTCCTGCTCAACAGAACACAGCGTGGTGACATCAATATCCTGCTTTTGTCCTGCGGTAAACTGCACCTCTTTGATTGTACAGCTCAGGCCAAGATAGCTGGCAGAATCCAGGGTTTCTGCTGTTACCGGTGCAGACGAAATCATAATTTTCGTCAGTTGCGAACGCTCAAAATTAGAGGACATACTCGTCTCCTGAAAATAAAAAAACCCGCCAGCGGCGGGTGGGTAAAATCATTAATGACCTCAGGCTATTACCTGGAATTCAAGCGTGGCTCTGCTCAGACGGGAGTCAGGATCATAACCCTGCGTTTTAGAAATAACGGAGGGTGCCAGTTTTCTTACCGCATCAAGCGCCTGCTCACGAATATTATCTGCGTCATCAGGTACTGTCGCCCAGACATCGATCTGCACGGTAATTCTGGATTCAGCCTGCCCATCAAGCACATCAGATACCGTGTCAGACACCACAGAAAACACCAGCCACGGCGGAGATACCGCAGGCTTTCCCTCCGTCAGCGGGACCACATAAGGATAAACCTGTCCTCCGGCCAGCTGAGACAACAGGGAATACAGTGTGGCCTCCCTCATTTACTTAAGACCTCATCAATAGCCTGATTCATTCGCTGTATGGCAACCTGCGCCGCCAGCTCCTCTGTCGTATCGAAAGCCGGGCGAATGAATGGATGCGCGGGCATGTTTATCGTTCCCAGCTCCACAAAGCGCCAGTAAAATGCATTTCGGGGATCGCTGGCTTTCATGCTGTTATCACTGTTTCCGGTTCGCAGGTTCCGTCCGCGAATGTGGACACCCGAGATAATTTCCCCCCGACGCTTTGAACGCTGAGTGAGAACAACCACATTTTTCTTCAGTTTCCCGGTTCGCTCCGGCGCACGTTCAACAACTGCATCCCGCATAACTTCAGCACCGGCACGGGTGGCATCGCGCAGAACCTTATTGTTTTCTGCCCTGCTGAGCGTCTCCAAATCCCGTGCAATATCCGCCAGGCCGGAAAAATCAAGACTGAAATCCATCACACATTCCCCTTCAGGCTGCAGAGTATTTCAAGCCGGGTAGCGCGTGCATCCGGTATTGGTGGACCTTCTATACCCAGAATGGCCCCTTTAAATGCACCGGTCAGCACTTTCAGACGTGAAGTCGCTGTCACATCGCGCCGGAATCTCATCCAGACTCTGACCGTAGCCTGAGCGGTTTCTGCTCCGTCTGAGATTATCTCCCTCCCGCTGATACCCTTAACTTCTGCCCATACGGTAGCTCCCTCCGTCACCGTCTCCACCGGATGCCCTGACGGAGAGCGGGCGGTGGTGACATTCAGAATAATTACGCGATCACGTAATCTGCCCGCCTGCATGTCTCCTCCTACAAAGGAATAAAACGATAAGGCTCCAGCAGAGAAGAAAAACCAAACGGGACTGGTGCCTTGCTGACATCTGAGGAATTTTCCCGGTTTTCGTACCAGTGCCCGACCAGCAACATGAGCGCCAGCAAAACATCANAGGGTAGATTTTCATGATGATTTATCCTTTTCGGGAAACAGTTGACTCACCAGCGTGGTGAGTTCCTTTTTGTAATCCTTGCCCGGCGGAGTGGCCGGTTCGCCCGGTGAAGAAGGATTCAGGCCCAGTTTTCCCTGAGTTGTGATCACGCCATCGCCTCTGGCCGCAATATTGAATGTCTCTCCGGCAAGACGAATCGCCCCGCTGGCAAACAGTTCCAGGGCGCTCAGTCCGCATTCCAGGCGAATGCAGTCTCCGGCGCCAATAAGATAGATACCCGTTGCCTGCTCTGTCCGGTTATTCCCGGAGATAAAGGTGGCCGGGCCTTTGACCGCCACGTCCTGTCTGATTTTTATGCGCGTAAGTTCATAACCGTCGATCATATTGGTTTNAAAAAGAACAAGAAGAGCTTTAACATTAGCTTAAATAATAAATGGAGGAAAAAAGACTATTTTCTTTTTACGTTGTCTTTCAAATGAAAACGATCGTCGTCTAAAATCAGCAGTACCCCCGACAAACTCAGGGATTTTGTGTATAATTGCGGCCTTTTTCGGCAATCTGCCGTTTTTTGGCGCTTTTGCCCCGCTGACTTTTGAGGAAATTCAC